ATAGACCAATTTACTACTATCTTTAGAATAGTCGAAAAACACCAATTTCAACGTAGAGCGCAGTTAGGGAGTAGTAGCATAGTAGAAGACCTTGGATGATCTCGTGTCCGCTCTACGTTCAACGTGCGGACTATATCCAACAGAAACATGATGCTGTACAGGCAGTAGTAGAATTTAGGATGTGCGAAACGTGGTTTTCATACTCAAATCGCTGTACATTGCACTGCGGGCTAGTAGTAGTACACATAAGAGTGACTGAGTAAACTCGTATATGACTACATGGGATTACCCTTGAATAATGCCTATTTTCGCCAATATCCTCGCACGTACGCGAGAATCTCGCCAGTAAATGCGAATGCTTGCAGATGCGAATCTTTGCAAGTAGGAATACATGTACCAGTAAGCATGTATCGGTAAGCATGTATTACATTGCATGAATTGGAATGCATGAATTAGTTAGCATGTATTAGATGGGTGAATGGATGACTGGCGTAGGAATGGCGTAGCAGTAGATCAGCAGCAGGATAGGATCAGCCAGCAGGTTTTCGTGGGTGGTGTGTGGTGTGTGTGGTGGTGGTGTGCAGTGAGGGGGGGGGGGTGTGCTGTTGGTGGTGTGGTGTTTGATGGTTAGGTACCCTCCTGACGCTTTGAAAGTCAAAAAGTGATACCCCCTGTTGGTGTGTTTTTGCCTGTCGGAGTCCCGTTACGGTATTTTTTTGTGTTGTTACGTTGCTGTTACACCTTGAAGTGGTCAAGTTGAACTAGGATTTGGTTACCTGTAACGGGTGTAACGGCTATGTAACGGTATATGTAACGCTACTGCCGTTACACCTACCCCCCCTAAAGGGGGGGGATAGGCTGTAACGTCTAGGTGTTGTTGTTGTTTAGGTAAAAGAAAACCAAGCAAAGAAAAGTGTTGTTGTTTATACTTTGTTTTGTTGTTGGTGCTTTGTATCCGGGGTGGTTCACTCGACTTCCTCGTCAGGTTTGGGTAGCTGTATAAAGCTGGTACTGTTTTTACAGCGTCTTAGTGTTTTATCGCTAGGGGTCATCAGCACGCAAACTTCCCATGTGTTGAACCCTCTACGCATTGGAGGTTTGTGTTTTAGGGGGTAAAAATGTTACTGGCAGATGACCGAAAGGCTCTTCTCAAGACGATTGGTTATGAGACTTGGGAGGAGCAGGACAATATCCTGAACCACAAGGCTCGTATCAAGTTGGTTGCGGGTGGAGAGCGTGCTGGGAAGAGTTTTCTGGGTGCGTTGTCGATAATAAACAGGCTTGATGAGTTTGAGAGTGGCGACATATGTTGGTTAGTAGCTAGGGATTACGAGCGGACTCGTGCTGAGTGGAACTATTTGTCTGAGATCCTGACTAAGTTGGGGTTTTTGATAAAGCAGACCAAGCGAATTGACCCCGGTGAGATGACCGTGGCGTGTGGGACTAGTGAGAAGCCGGGTGTTTTCACTATCAAGACTAAATCTGCCCAAGATCACCGTAGTTTGGCTATGGAAGCCCCCCGAATGGTGGTAGCTTGCGAGTCTTCGCAGATTGACTACGAGAGTTTTCTTAGATTGCGTGGTCGTATTGCAGAAAAGCGTGGATATCTGTTCCTAGAGGGTACGTTTGAGATGTCATTGGGCTGGTATCCGTCCCAATGGGAGGCTTGGCAGTATTACAACCCAGACGATGACGCTATTTCCTTCTCATTGCCCTCTTGGACAAACAAAGTTGTCTATCCGGGTGGCAAAGAAGATGACGAAATCCTGTCATTGCAGCGATTGCACTCTGAAGACTGGTTCAATGAGCGTGTTGCGGGCAAACCAGCCCCACCAAAAGGGCTTGTTCATAACAGTTTCGATATATCAAGTCACATATCAGATAAAGCAGAGTACATCGAAGGCGAAGCTGTCCATCTTTGGGTCGATCCGGGCTATTCTCAGGTCACCAAATCAGCATATGCAGTCGAAGCAGTGCAGATTATTGAAGATCAGATCAGAGTTATTGATGAAATCTACGAAAGAGAAAAGATCACAGAGGAAATCATCGAGATCTGCCAGATGCGACCATGGTGGAAAGACGTTCAGCATGGTGTTATCGACATCGCCGCACACAACATAGGCGAATCAAGACCTGTTGATACTTGGTTGCAGCACGCAAAGCTTTATATGCAGTCAGGAAGGGTCGGAATCCTTGATGGAATCGAAAGGTTCAACACGTTCCTGAAGGTAAACCCCTCAACAAAGCTGCCGAACCTTATAATCAACCATAAAGCTAGGGGTATAATCTCCGAATTAGGTGGCTGTGCGAACCCCTTTGACGATCAAATTCATGTATACACATGGCGTACAGACAGGGATAACAACGTAATTGGAAGGCAACCAAGGGATGCTTTCAATCACGGAATAAAAGCACTAACCTACGGACTCGTTGTAAACTTCGGGTATGCTAGGGCAGCAGGTGCAACGAAAATAATCTCAGTAAACAGGTGGTAATGTGTCTAAAATTGACGACCTAATTTCCCAGATCGAAGGTGTTTGGGAATCGCCGGGGTTCCGTAGCAGAAGGTCACGCATGGAAAGCGATTACGGTCTGTACCGTATGAACCCATACGAAGCTGGCAATGGTTACCAAAGCTACACATCAAACGCACCTAAGATCCTTGCAGATAAGATCATGTCTTACCTGTCCAATGCCCAGATGTCGATACGTGTTCCACTAAGTTCTGAAGTAGCTGACCGTACTCCCGGCACACTGAAGGAAAAGTTCGTTATCGGCGCACTCAACCTTGCCGATGAACGAATGCAGCGATACGGTCAACCGTCTGTGAGAGAGCAGCTATCGTTTTATGTGACGCTGCGTGGGTGGTATGCAGGGCGAGCCATGCTGAACAAGCACGAAGATGGCTCCACATACGTTGATATAACACCGTTTGACCCCTTGCACATCTGCTACGAAATGGATGACCAAGGGATTGTTTGGCTTGCACACAAAACAAAGCGGTCACCTGCTGCGATAAAGCGAGCATTCAGTGTTGATGTCGAACCTGTAGTGCAGGGAGATACATCGGCAGGAATAACTGTTTGGGATTATTACTCAAGAACAGAAAATGCTGTTCTGATCCGGGGCGATGAAGATCAATCGAAGTTCGGTAAGCCTCTTACAAAGCACAATGTAACTGATGTAAATGGCAATGCCTGCGCCCCTGTATTCCTTGGTGCAGTAGGTCCTGCTCCTTGGGTGCAAGATGATTTGTCAGGAGATGACACCGCAAGAGATTACGGTGAGTCCATATTCTCTGCAAACAGAACGCTTTACGAAGATTACAACTTCGCTATGAGTGCATATAAGACACTCGTTCGGCGCGCTGTAAGGCGACCATACAAGATTACTTCCCCAGATGGGACTACCACGCTTGATACCGATCCGTGGCAGGATGGTTCGGAAGTTCCACTGCCAGCAGGAACTGATATTCGCCTGATGGAAGAGATCACAATGCCCCTTGATACGGGCGCATTTGTGGGCTTAGTGTCTGGTGAATTGCAACGTGGTGGACTATCCAACGTAAGTTACGGCGAACTTCCTTTTGCTATCTCAGGCTTTGCGGCAAAGATCCTTCAAGAAGGTTCTGCCCATCAGATTGAGCCACGAGTAAAAGGCATAACTTCTTGTTACAAACAGATCTCTGAAATCATTTCTATGCAGTACGAAGCAGGTGGCTACAACCCTGTCGAAGTACGAGGTCGCCACAACGATATCGCTAGTTACTTCAATCAGGAAATAAAACCTGCCGACCTTGAAGGCGCAGGTGCGATTGATATCAAGTTCGGTGTTCGTATGCCACAGGACGAACCGCAGCTAATCACAATGGCTCAGATGATGCGTGAAGGTGAAAAACCTCTTGCACCTGATGAGTGGATTTGGGAGAATGTATTACAGATCAATGATGTGGATCAGTTCCGTAATTCCATTTCAGCACAGCAGGCTCAATCGACAGAGCCAAAAGCGTTGTTGTTGACATTGATCGAAGGTCTAATGCAAACGGGCGACGAAGAAAAAGCCTTGATTTATGTAGACCTTCTGCGAAAAACACTGAAGCAAGACAAGCAAGAAGAGACTGCTCAAGACATGCAGTTCCAGCAGTTGTTAAGCTCTATGGGTCTGCCGCCTGAACAAGCAGGTCAGGGTGCTAGCACCCAGCCTCAAGCACCAAATCCTAATCCGGGTAGCACAGGCAGAAGCCCCATGGATGTATCAGGTGGGGTAATATCATCACAGATGCAAGGCTTCCAGCGAACTGGCAATCCGCAACAGGCTCCACCGGGAACACCGGGCGGGGCAGGACCAAGAGTTAATCCCCTAGGGAATACATAAATATGGCACTTTACAGAATTGATTCCAATGTTTCTTCTTATGCTAGGGCATGGGGACTCGACACAGGAAACAAGGTAATTGAAGCAAATAGTGAGTCAGAAGCAAGACGACTTGCTTATACCCTTACAGGTATTCCCGCTGCTGCTATACAAGTCCAACCCGGTCCTCCGGGGGTTCCGTTAGCAGGCGGCATGTCAGGACTGTCTGGTGCAAACGTAAATCTTCCACCTGAAGCTATTTCTGCCCCTGCAAACTACAACATTGGCGAAGTCTCTTCGGGTAACAATGCAGCGTTTGGCACAAACCTTGCCAACATTGAGGGGTTCAATCGTGCTGAACCTGCGGCTGATTCGTTCACAGCAATGGTAGCTTCAGCCGATCCTAGCTACGACCCAACAGGTGGTGCGTATTCAACAGGACCTGCGCCTCAACATTCCTTATTGCCGTATTATCCTACAGATCGAGATTTTCCTAAAACTTTGCTGCCAGCCCAAGTCCAAGGCGGGGGGGTTAATCAAATGCTATACGACCCACTTGGAGGGGCTGGCTTCGATAGCAATAGGCTAAATGGCGGCGCAGGTCCAATAGGTTATGACCCAATGGGAGGAGCCGGTTACGAGTCTATTGGTGGAGAGTTTGAAAGGCGGTTGTCCGAATCCAACCCCGTTGCGGGAGATTTAAGTAACCAACTAGATTTTGCAAACAGTCAGGCTTATGGCACTGACAACCTGAATGCAATTGAACTTGCCACGGCTGAAAGGGAAAGAATTGCTAGCAAAAATCGTGAGAACAAAGAAAAAGCGGATGCACTAAAAAAGGAAGCGGAACTTGTCTTTGGTCCAGTGCGTTCGTGGGATGCCAAACTTGGAGACATAACCGTCAATCCTGACGGTTCTGTAAACCTGCCTACTGATATGTGGAGAAATGCGTATGGTGGAAAACTTCCTAGGGTTGGTAGGGCTGATCCGGGTATGCAGCCAAATCAACCCATCGGCAAAGAACAAATAGAAGATGCAATACGAAGAATTGCAGAACTAGGTGGGAGAGATACCCTGAGCCGTTCTGTTGAGAATATGTTGCAACAAGCGCGTACCTATTACTCCAACACTCCAAGAGGGGATAACACTTGGGATAAAAACATTGAAGGCGGGTTGATACCAGAAGCGGATAGAAAAGGGGCTAAGTCGGCACAAAAATCGTTTTTGAATGACAGTGCTTGGCAAGCTACATGGGGTAGTTTTGCAGATGAAGTTCTAGGTGCTAGAGAAACAGACGTAACGGGTCAGATACCGGACGCATGGGCAAATAACCCTGATGGCTACAATTCTCTTTCTGAAATTCAAAAAGAGGCTGCTGATGTTAATAATCTGACTAGCATGAGCGAAGTTGAAGCCCATTACACTGCTGAGCAGGCTAAAAAAGATGCAGAAAGTGTTATTGCTAATGCAGAAGTGATTGGTCCTCCCAAAAATAATAATGGCGAAACAGGTCTGGGCATGGATGACTTGCTTCCAAAATGGGAGGCTCCAAGTGGATCTAGCATGGGAGATATTGAGGCAGCAGGAGGACTAGCAGGCACTGGTAACGAGGATTTGTTTATTGCTGGAGCATCGCAGGGCTTTAAGCCTCCTGCGCCTCCTCCGTTTGCTGGCGCACCTGAACAGGTTTACACCAGTCAAGAACTAATGCTCGATCCTATTACGGAAGCAGCAGGTCAAAGGCTAGCTTTTAGAAATGTATATGGTGATGCAGCAACAAATGTTGGTCCATTATCTAGCTATTTGCAGCGTCAAAGTTTTCCTTTAGCTGACGCATACAGAGGATCTAGCTGGGCAAATATGGCAAGGGAAGGCACAGGAGGTGTTGCTCCTCAAGTTTCATTTGAAGACTTCCTTAGAACTACACGAAATCAACCTTCCGGTCTTAGTGGTACTTACGGGCAAACCTTGCAGGATGTGAATTACCTGAGAGGACTTGGAGGAAGTCAGGTTCCAGTAGGGCTTGAAGGTGTATTCAATCCAGAACAAGCAGCAAACACAAGGGATGCCAGAAACCTTCTTCAAGCAGCACAAAAAGGAAAATACTCAGGGCTTGTAAGCAGGGCTTTCCGTCGCCCATCAGAAGATGACTTGTTCTCTGATTACGTTCTTGCAAGGCAGGATGCTTCGACAGCAGGTACTGCGCCGCAGAACTTCCTCAACTTTGCAGCGTCAAGGTACGGACTCTAATGGCAATCAATCCTACATTCGCAGGGTTTCTTGAAGAGGAGCCTCGTGCTGCATTCTTTGGGACTCTGGGTCAAAAGGGGATGCTTGATACTTCTAGCAGGAGAAAGCAAGCTTCAGAGATTTATTCAGGAGCAATGAATGAATTTTACGGGAAGCTTGGCGAGCAGATCCTTGGTGGTGGAGAACCAACAATGACGTTCACTAACTTCTTAGAAGACCACCCCTTTACAGATCGGTTCGCACAATTAGGAAGGCAATATAGTCAGCAAAGCAGATACAAGCCCTCAACTAGATTCCTGTATTACTAATGACAACTGAATCCTTCAACCAGTTTGTTGGAAAAGACCAGCAGGCTCAGAAAAATTGGCAAGCCGAAATCCCTAGACTTGTATTAGAAGCAAGGCAAGGCGGTCGCAGGGCATCAATTGCTCGCGCAACATTGCAAGGGATTCCCGGCGGCATGGAGGCGTTAGTCGCCTCAAGCACCCCTGCGCCTGCCCCTCGTGCGCCTGCGCCCCCTGCGCCTGCTCCAA